GCATCCATGTCTTTTTCCATGTCATCAGCGGCACCTTCTGCTTCACCTGTTTCGTCTGCGGCGATATCTTTGACTAATTCGTCAGTTGCGTCACCACCTACTTCTTCGATTGACTCTTCTTCTTTAGTTTCTGCTTCGTCAGTTTTTTCGTCTTCGATTGCTACTTCTACGTCTTCGCCTTCGTTTGCTTCTTCTGACTTAGATTCTTCAGTTTCTTTAACTGCTTCCTCTTTAGACTCTTCTTTAACTGCTTCGTCTTTTGACGCTTCAGTTTCTTCTACTTTAGACTCTTCTTTGGCTTCTTCTTTAGCCTCAGTTGTAGTCTCGTCTGCTAATCCTTCGTAGATGTCTCTAGACTTTTCTACTACGATTTCATGAAATAACGCTTCCGCTTTTTCATTCTCTTCGTTTATTAGCAATTCTAATAATTGTTCAAATTTATTTGACATTGCACGTGCTCCTTTTTGGTTTGCAAGGTTTGTTTGCTTATAAGTGAAGTATTTACGTCAAACGGCAAAAAAAGCCGAGAAATTGGTGCTAAAAGACGGATTTTTATGATTTTTCGATGTGTAAATTATATATCTTGACAAATTCCTCAATATCTACGTGCTTAAAGTTTTTGGCAAATTCTAGATCATGAGGCTTGAAAGCATTTTTTCCTATCACTCTTCGGAATTGTATTTTGGGATAGTCCCTCAAAACTTTTTTGGTCTGGTTCATCCAGTTGCCGTAGAAAGTGGCTTCATCAATGGATCTTTTGTAGTTTCTGGTGTCTCCAAACAGGTTGTTGAGTGAAAATCTTTTGTGTTTGTGGTCTCTGGGTAGTCCTTGATAGTCAAAACCCAGTATATATATTGTGTCAAATCCTTTGTCTGCGGCCATTTTTAGTGCAGTTGGTCCAGAACTCCATCCCAGGCTGGGTTTGAACCAGTTGATATGATTCAGTATATTGGGTTTTTTGTCATACTGATGGTTGAAGTTTGACCATACCTGATGTTTTGCTGGATAATCAGATTCGCCAATTTCAAATATCATTTTGGGATCAACAGCAATCAAGTAGTCGGGGGTTTCTTTTCTGTATACAGCATTGCAGGCAAAAACAGGTCCATGTTTTTGCATATCAGCAATTTTTATACCTTTACGAGATGTTCCGTTGCCCAGAACAAATGCTATGTTGCTCATTGTTATAATGTTAAATTATCGTCTGTGGCAGGTTGTCCATACATTTTTTGGACAAAAATTGCTTCTTCTTTTTGTTCAGCGTCATGCTGTTCAGAAGCCAATCTCATTTTATTGATGTCTTTGAGAGTCAATCTTGTTTTTCTAGTGTCTTCTTTGTCAAGCACAGAAATGTCTTGTTCAGCATTGTAGTTTTTTTGCTGTTCAAATCCCTGTTCACCTGCTGTAAAAAATTCTTTTAGTATCATTGCTTCTATTTATTTTATGTTCTGCCTGTGCCTGGTGTTGGTGTTGTGCCTGGTACCGGTGGTTGTCCTGGTGTTGCTCCTGGTTGTTGCGCCGGAGGCTGAGTAGTGTCAGGTGCTTGTGGATCTTCAAAATTGTCAAGATCACCTGCTATGCCTGCCTGTGTTACTCCACCCTGTCTCAATTCACTAGATTTAGTGGCTTGTTTTTGTCTTATGTTGTTTTCTTCTGCCCATTGCTGTGCATTCTCAGTCATTTCTTCTTCAGTCAAACCAAGATATCTTTTCAGTGCAAATCTTTTTGACATATAAGGCAGTTCTGCCACTTGCACAAATGTGCCAACTCTCTGTTGATCCATTTCTGTCTGTCTGTACTGTGCAAAGTTCTGTGGTGGATTCAGTTTTAATTCAAATAGACTGTTGTCAACTGAGTAGCCTTTGTTTGCAATCCACAATTTAAATTCTTCATCTAGCACAGGACTTACGTTTCTCTGTAATCTTTCACAGTATTTGTTAAATCTCAGTTCCTGAATGTATGCTGTGCCTACTCTGCCATCATTGTACTGTTGTGCACCATCATCTGCACCTGTTGGCAGGTAAGAACTTGGTATTCTCAAACCTCTAAACAGTTTGTTTGTAAAAAATCTCAAGTCGTCAATTTCACCTAGGTTAGTACCACCTGGTAGTGTGTCCACTTTAGATCCTCTACCTTCTGCTGTCTGTGGAAAGAAATAGTCTTCGTTGATACTCATTGGATTGTAAGTGGCATCAACATAGTTCATACCGCCTGATGTGCTTGGAATTCTTCTTTGATTTATTTCGTTTTTGACTCTTTCAACAAACTGCATTGCCAAGTGTGTTGGCATGTTACCCACATCAATATAAAACACTCTTCTTTCAGGTGCTCTCTGTACCCTGTAGATAATGATTGCGTCTTCTAACAATTCTTTCTGTTTGTAAACTTTGAAAATCTGTTCTAGTATTGACTGTCCAAACGGAAACAGATTGTCTAAACCATCTGACATACTCAAGTGTACCACATGTTCAGCATTTATAGAATACTGATTCATTGTTCTGTAGAATCTGCCACCTGTGCCAGCACCCATATTAGAATTTGTCATGGTTGTGCCCTGTCCTGCACCTGCATAGTTTTGATTGAATGTGCCACCTGTTGTGCCACCGCCACCATAAGTTTGATTTGGTGTAATTTGTGTTGCACTCAATCTCTGTAGGTTTGGATTTATGTCTCTGACCACATACTGTTCAGGTTTTTTGCCATCTGATTCGTTGACAATGATTCTGTCTACTTTGGCAGGATCAATATAAAGTAATTTGTTTGTTTCTGGATCTCTCACAAAGAAACAATCTCCGTACTTGATCACATTTCTAAATGTTCTAAAAATTCTTTTTTGAAACTTGTTGGACTTGGTCCATTGTTGCAGTGCTTTTTTTAAAAGTTTTATTTCAGAGTCTGTGACATCACCTTTGAACACAATGTCAAACGGAGTTTCGTTTTCTTTGTTCTGTTGTGTGCAAAATTCTGCAAGGATGTCTAGTGCCGCATTTACTTCAGAATCAGAATCCATCTGATCATATTGAAAGTATCTTTGTACTCTGTTTGGATGTCCTGTGTACACATCTGGAAGATATGATGAATAGTTTCTTTTGGCAAACTGTGGATTACGATCTCCTGCTATGGGAGACATGTTTGCATCTTTAAAATATTTTTTCCAGGCCATTTGTTATATTATACAAGATTACTGTTCAAATTTGCAAGTTTTCTTGTACTGTTTTCCGTATTTTTTTCTGTTTTAGCACTTATTTTCACTAGTGTATTTAAATGTTTTTCCATTTTATCAGAAACTTCTGTGAACATTCGCAAATTGCTGTTTTGCTCAGCGGCCAATGTTTCCAATCTGGCAAAATTGCCACCACCTGCTGGTTCTGCTGTAACTCCTGTGGATGCACTTTTTATTACCATGGGTTCAACGTTTCCTGCTGTGTTGGGCAAAAATAGTTCAGGGCCTCTTTCACCAACTAATGCTGGTTGACCTTGTGCTAATGGTCCACCAAATTGACGTTGGTCTAAACCTGCACCTATGAGTCCACCACCAAAACCTCCAAGTATCGCACCTATACTTCCACCGATCACAGTGCCTACTCCAGGTATTACTGAGCCTACTGCGGCACCTATGCCAGCACCAGCCAATGTGCCAATGGCTTGCTTGTTGTTTCCTGGATCGTCATCCAGTAACATTTTTGCACCGGAGCCTACTGTCAATATTGCACCCAACGGTGCCAACACTCTGCCAACTACTCCCAAACCTTTTCCTATACTTGCCAAAGGCCCAAACAGTGCTCTACGTGTTCCTACTGCTGTACCTGCGGCCACTATGCTCACTTCTTCAGCAAAGTTGGCAGTGTATTTCAAAAGTTGAGCACCTGCCACTGCCGCGGCCATTGTGCTAGGAGCCTGCTCTGTAAACTGTTCAATTGCTCCGCCTACATTTTTAAGTGTGCTGTCTGTTGCTCCTAGTGTTGAAGCAATCGATGGACCAACCACACTTAAGAAATTGGTCTGTAATCCTTCAATCTGACTTTTGAATACTCTAAATCCTTCTTGTGTGATGCCGATCTGTTTTGTCAATGCATCACCTGCCGCTTCTTGTTGCT